AGATTGTTTCAAGAAGTGCTTCATTTTGTATGCAACTCATTGTTAGTAACTCCTAGTAAGATGAACGGAATAGTTGAGAGATAACGTCAAGTGTTTCTTTACACTTTTCGGTTGAATCATCATGGTCTTGATACTCATTTAGAGCGTAATCTATCAAGTCCCACTGTTCATCAGTGAAGAAATCTCTAACAATGTTGAGATCTTTGTGGGCAATTTGCTTGCCGTTGATTTCAAATGTGGTCATAATATAATAAATTAAAAAACTGTTTTGAGGTGGATTTGCTCCCCTCACTATAGGGACACTTTAGGCGAGACAGTTACTATTATAATTGAATATTTGAGTTTGTATCATCTTCACACACAATATTAACTAAATCATCATAAAATTGTTCTGAATCTTTATCAACAATTTCATACTCAATTTCATCCTCTGTTAGTAAATCTAACTCATCACATAATTGATTAAATAATATTTCTTGACATTCTTCATGCGTTAGTTTATTAACACTTGTTGAAGCATATAATTCTTTTAATGATGTTAATTGTTGTGCAGTTAAAGACATTTATTGAATCCTTATGTGTATAATTGTAATTATGTTGTTGATAATTTCCAATCAGGTTTGTTAATACTATTTCCACAATATTCGCAGACTAATGCACTCCAACTAAAATGAAATACAGTTGCAGATGCACAACAATTAGGGCATTTTATTACCTTTCCATTATTACCTGCTCTTGTGCGGTTAGTAACATTTTGCATGATCAATCTCCTGGAATTGGATTAACACCAACTACCTTTGCTTTAGGATTTCTAGCAAGTGCAGTTTCTTTCGCATCATTATAATTAACAGCATGAACTTTCTCTTCAAAAATCTTACCTGCGACATACAATCTTACTGCCCATTTCATAATTCTTCTCCTAATCTGTTGAATGATTTATTTAATATAGGAACGTATAATTCACCATCATCTTTTAACATAGTGAGCATATCCATAAACCAATTGTTATTAGCAATGTGTTCATCTAATGTTAAATTAGTGAAATAACTTTGACTCCAATTAGAATAGAATGGTGAGTCACTATATGTTAATTGTTTCATCTAATCCTCCAAAGTAATTGATAATTCTTTGTTATCAA